CTCAGGAGAGATCACATGAACACCATCGTCCACCTCGCTCTGTCGCCAACGGGCCGCGTCATGGCCCATTTCGAGCTGTCATCGGACGCGGCTGAGTACTGTCTGCGCAACGAGTACACGCATGTGCAGTACAACCTGGCCAACCGCGACAAAGCGCCCGCACCGCTGGTCGGCACAAAATACAGCGCGTGACCTCCCGGCACCATCTTTGGCAAGCGCGCTGGGCCATTGACTCAGCCCAGCGCACGCTCACGCACGAGCCCACCGGCCTGGTCGTGTACCCTGGTCAGCCTCAGCCCCTGCCCAATGGCGACAGCGTGCTCCTGCTGCTGCACGCAACACACGGCCCACACAATGCCCCGCGCATGCTCACGCGCCTGGCGTGGGAGGCCTACACACTGTGGGCTGAGCACACAGCCACACCACATCTGCCCGGCGAGCTGGACGACCAGGCCGAGGCCGCTGTCACCAATCTCATGAGGCCCGTATGACTCAACAAAAGACCCCAGCCAAGCGCGGCCCCAAGCCGCTCCCCGTAGGCGAGGTGCGCGAGGCACGCATCGGCATCCGCACGCATGACCACGTCAAATCAGAGGCCGAGCGCAAGGCTGCGGCGGCCAATTTGAGCGTGTCGCAGTGGGTCGAGCGGCTGATTTTGAGCGCACCAGGCTGAGCCCATCGGCGCCAAATGCGCCGAATCGACGCATTTCAGAGCGGCCCTTGAGGCCGTTTTTTGTTGCCCGTGCATGCCCAAATGCGTCGAATCGGCGCATTTGGGCGCGCCTCTGCATCACTTCTTGGGCCGCGACTTGCCGCCCATGACAACGTCACCAGTCACTACTGACTGAGCTTTGACGACCTGACCTACATCCCCGTGGATGACCTGCGACACGCCAGCGCGACCACGCGGCCTCGCTGCGCGCTTGGACGAGAGCGCCCCAACGATCTGCAAAAACGACTCTCGCTGCTCTGACGGCAACTGCCTGAATTTGTCGAGCAGGGCGGCCTCATCGCCCGAGAGCGCGCGCCCTTGCGCCTGCGACACGACGGCATCGAGATAGCTCCGCGACACACCCTCATCAGCCACACGCAGCGTCGCACTGGCGGCGGCTGACATGTGCCCCGCCATCGCCGGCGGCAGGCGCTGGCCCGACAGCAGATACACCACATCGATCCCCATCGCCGCAACGGCGATCAGGTAATCGGCATCTGGGCTGCGCTTGCCCTGCTCGTAGTTGTACTGCGCAGTACGCCCCACGCCAGCCGACTCACCCAGCACCTCCTGGCTGATTTTGAGGCGCTCGCGCTCCTCCTTGAGGCGCTCGCCGAGCGTGCGCGTTGTAGTCATACGAAACCCTTGACAATGTTCTCAAACGAGAACACAATTAAATCAACCTAACGCAAATCGAACCACCCCCAAAAGAGCCACCACCAGCGGGTGGAGTTCGAAGAAGCAGGCGCTAGGAACCAAAGCGAACAAACACCATTTTGCCCCCGACATGACCAAAGCAGCCCTTCACCCCGCCGACGCATCGAACAAAAGCGCCAGCCGAAAGTTGGTTGTGAGCCCAGCACACATGCAGGCCCGCAAGTGGTTTGACCAAACTGGCACCAGCGTGGCCCAGTGGGCCCGCGAAAAGGGCTACCCGGTCTCGGTCGTCTATCGCGTGCTGAGCGGCCGTGTCACCAAACGTGGCAAAAGCCACGAGGTGGCTGTGCTGCTGGGCATCAAGTCCGGCGTGATTGCTGGCGGCAAGGGCGGTGCCAAATGAGCGACAACCCAATCTGCAATTGCTACGGACACCCAGCCCGCGCGCTGCTGCTGACCCACACCCTGCATGGCCCGGTCATCTATGTAGCGCTCGGCAAGACGATGGTCGATCAGCTGCGCTCCTGCGCTGCCCTGCTGACAAAGTGGGCAGAGAAGGGGTGCGCGAAGACCGCCACAGTTTGGGTCAAACCCACCGCGCGCTCAGCATGGGAACCCGCATGAGCGACGCTGCAAGCAAGTACCTCTGCGCGCCGCAGCAGCGCATCCTGCGCCTGCTGACCGTGCTGGCCGGGTGCGAGATCGCAGGGCTGGCCCCCTCAGACATTGCAGCCGCGCAGAGCTGCTCGGCCTCGGTCGCTACGCGTGATCTGGCCAACCTCAAAACGGCTGGCATGGCCGAGCAGATCCCCGAGACAGGCCGCTGGCGCCTGTCGCCCCAAATCGTGCAGATCGCCAAGCGCCACCAGCTCGCGCTGGAGCGCGCACGGCAAAAGCTCGATGAAACCCAACAGCGCTACTCGCGCACATAACGGAGGCACACACATGGCTCGCACTCAACAGCCACGCCAGCCGGTCAGCAATGACCTGGTCGAGGCAGTCCACGAGGTAGATACCCTCGCGCTCAACCAGCTCACCGCGGGCGCCCGCCAGGTCATCGAGACCTACGGCCTCAAGAGCGCCAACCCCGACATTCTCATCACTGAGATTCGCGGGTTTCAGCAAACGGCGGTTGATGCCCTATTCCAGATCGGCGCGCGCCTGCAGCTGCTCCACGCAGTGACGCCGCACGGCGAGTGGATCCAGCGCCTCGAATCGCTCAACATGATCCCGCGCACGGCGCAACGCATCGTGCAAGCCACAGTCAAATACGTGGGCGATGGCAAGCACCGCTCCGAGCAGCTGCTCAGCCTGGGCAAGTCCAAGCTGCTCGAACTCATGGTGCTTGATGACGACGAGCTCGACGTGCTCGACGCCGGTGGCCAGGTCGGCGAGCTGGACCTGGACGATGTCTCCCGTATGGGCGTCACCGAACTGCGCCAGGCCCTGCGCGAAGCAAAGCACACGATAGACGCCAAAAACACCTTGATCGTCAAGAAAGACGACAAGATCAACTCGCTTGACGAGAAGCTCACTGCTGCCAAGCGCTTCAAACCCAGCGCTGACAGCGAGGCCAAAACCCAGCAAGAGCAGGCCACGCTCGAAGAGGTCGCCGCCGCGGTGCGTGAGGTTGAGCTCGGCTTTGCCCGCCTGGCCGTGGTCGTGAGCACCACGCTAGAGACCTGCGGCAACGAATCCATACGCGCCCACGTCGCTGAAAAGCTGCGCTATGTGCAGGCCCGCATTGATGAGTGCGCCCGCGAAAACGGCTTCGAAAAGCTCGAAGGCAGCTACACGCCTGAGTGGCTGGGCAAGCCCGGCACGGCCGGCAAGTAAGGGGCGCACGCATGGCCGCACTCACACCCCTGCAAGTCACCTTCTTGACCGAGGTCCAGCAACGCCTGGACGCGGCCAAGCAGGGCGAGAAAGCTGCGCTCGTCACCGAGGCCGCGGCGTATCTCGGCGTGAGCACGGGCACGGTGCAGCGCTGGCTCACAGACCATATGGGCCGCAGCTCGGGCCGCAAGCGCCGCGTTGACGCAGGCCAGCGTGCGGTCGATGAAGACGAGTTGCTCAAGATCAGCGCTGCACTGCTCGGCTCATTCAGGCAGACCGGCAACCGCATCATGACGTTCGACAAGGCCGTTGACATGCTGCGTGCCGCGGGCGAGATCTCGACCGACTTGTCTGCATCACGCATTGCCGTGATCCTGCGTGAGCGCGGCCTGCACCCTGATCAGCTCACGCGGCCCACGCCCTCGATCGAACAGCGCAGCCTGCACCCCAACCACGTCTGGCAGGTCGATGCATCGGTATGCGTCGCGTACTACCTGAGCAATGCCCAGGGCCTGCAGGTCATGGACGAAAAGAAGTTCTACAAAAACAAGCCGGGCAACGTCTCGCGCATACAGGCTGATCGACTGATCCGCTACACGGTGGCCGATCACTACACGCACCAGCTGCTCACCCGCTACTACCTGGGCAGTGAGTGCGCCCGGCACCTCACTGATTTTCTGATCTGGTCGTTCGCGCCAAAAGACGGCCACATCGTGCACGGCGTCCCATTCATCGTGCAGATGGACATGGGCTCAGCCAACACATCAGCGCCCACGCTCAACCTGCTGGAGCGGCTTGAGACACGCGTCATCGTGCACGAGCGGCACAACAGCCGCGCCAACGGCTCTGTCGAAAAAGCTCACCACCTGGTGGAGATCCACTTCGAAAGCGACTTGCGCTTTGCGCACGTTGATGACCTGGCCGACCTCAACGCCAAGGCCCTCATGTGGGCCAACCACTTCGGCGCCACCAAGCTGCACAGCCGCTATCAAAAGACGCGCCACGCAGCCTGGATGACGATCACCGCCGAGCAGCTGCGCCTGGCCCCGGCCATCGAGCTGATGCGCGAGCTGGTGACCACAAATCCAAAGACCCCGCGCGTCTCCAACGACCTACGCATCAGCTTCACGATCAGCGGCCACGGCACCGCTGATTACGACCTCAAATACCTGCCCGGTGTCATGGCCGGCAGCAAGGCCACCGTGGTGGTCAACCCCTTCCGCGCGCCTGCGGTCAATGTGGCCTACACCGACCAGGACACGGGCGAGCAATGCTGGATGACCATCGAGCCCGTAGCACGTGATGACCACGGCTGGCGCGAGGATGCCCCGGTGATCGGCGAAGAGCTGCGCAGCGCTGTGCGCGGCCAGGTCGACCGCAACCGTGATGCTGTGATGGTCAAGGCCTTCGGCGGCGCTAACGCCGAAGAAGCCGCCAAGCGCCAAGAGAAAAACGGCTTGGTCTTCGAGGGCCGTGTGGACCCCTTCACACGCTTTCGTGACGCCCAGCTGCCCGCCTTCCTGCCCCGCCGCGGCACGGCCCTGCAGGGCACAGAGCAACGCACAGTGGAGGCCGCACGCATCAGCGTGGCCGAGGCTGCCAAGCGCCTCAAAGACCAGCTCGGGCCCCACTACACACCCGAGGTTTACGGCTGGCTCAAAGCCCGCTTTGCGGACGGCGTGCCCGAAGACCAGGTCGCCGGCATTGCCGCCCAGTTCACCCCCGCCCAAGCCGCACCTGCGCCCGCTGCTGATGCCGCACCTGTGGGCCTGCGCGTGGTGGGAGGCGCCAAGTGAAAGACCTCCGCACCCTCAAGCGCGCCGCCGCTTTCGACGCATACAACCGCCGCGCCATCGTGTCGAACATCACGCTGGCGTCTGACCCTCTCCCTCCCTCAGACAACAAGGAGCCTATGAGCACCACCGACCTCGCATCGGCTGGCGTTGACATGCAGGCCTCAACCCCAAGCCACGCCGAGCTGTTCCTCAAACAGATCGCCAAGCGGCTCAAGGTGGGCTACCGAGAAATGGCCGCAGCTGGCGGCATCGGCGTGTCAACGCTCGCCCAGATCATCACGCTCAACCAGTGGCCCACGCGCCAACGTGTGCGCCGCGATCGCATCCTCGCCACGCTGCGCGAGCGCGGCGCCACCGAGGCCGAGCTGGCCACGGCATTCGACCAGGTGCCCGAGCCTGAGGCAGCCCCCGCCCCCGAACCAACGCCCACCAAGGGCAAGCGCAAAGCGCCCGCTGAAGCGGCGCCCGCCGCTGACGACGACACCCTCCAGGAGACCGACATGTTGATGGGAAAACAAACCCTGTCGATGGCCGCACGCAAGGCGTTCAGCCTGTTCACCAACCCGTTTGATGGCGAGGTCTCGACCGAGGCCGACATGTTCCTGTCGGGCGAGATCCGCTTCATCCGCGAGGCCTGCTGGCAATGCGCCACCAACGGCTCATTCGTCGCCCTGATGGGCGAGTCGGGCGCGGGCAAGACCACTATCCTGGCTGACCTCAAAGAGCGCATCAAAGAGAGCAGCCGCCCCGTGATCATGATCGAGCCCAGCGTGCTCGGCATGGGCTCCAGCGACCGCACCGCCAAGATGCTCAAGTCTGCGGACATCCTGGCAGCAGGCGTGGCCACGCTGGATCCACAAGCCCCCATCAAAGCCACGATCGAGGGCCGCACGCGCCAGCTGGTCAAGCTGCTCGAAAGCTCGGTCAACGCCGGCAACAGCCATCTGCTGGTGATCGAAGAGGCGCACGACATGCCCGAGATCACGCTCAATCACCTGAAGCGTCTTCAGGAGCGTGCACGCATCGGCCGGCGCTCAGCGCTGGGCATCTTGCTGGTGGCACACCCCGAGCTCAAGCTCTTGCTCAATGAGCGCCGCCACTCGGTGCGCGAAGTGTTCCAGCGCTGCGAGATGCTGGAGCTGCAACCCCTCGACCACGAGCTGCAGGCCTACCTCACACACAAGGCCAAGGCCGCGGGCCGCGACATCAAAGAGCTGATCACAGATGACGGCATCGAGGCCATCCGCGCTCGGCTGACCATCGAGCGCCGCGTCAACAACAGCCAGTCCGTGAAGGTGATCAGCCTGGTCTACCCCCTGGCCGTGCAAAACGTGATCACCGCAGCACTCAACGAGGCCGCAGCGCTCGGCGCGCCCGTGGTCGATGCCGACATCGTGAGGGCCCTGTGATGACCGACCTCCACCCCCACCGCGAGCACGGCCTGCCCGCCAAAGACAGCCTGCGCGCCCGCATCGCCCTGATCATCACCTGTGTGTGCACGCTGGTGGCCTTGCTGGCCTATGGCCACCACGTTGACTCACAGGCCGAGGCTGACGACGCTGCGCTGGAGCAACGCATCGCCGACCACATCAGCGAGCGCCAACGCGCCGTTGAATGGACGCACCGCATGGCCCAGGCCTATGCCGCTGGCCGACACGATGCACTGGCCGACGCCGCCGCGCAGGGCCGCGTGCTCACCGCTTGCGCCACCCCACGCGGAGAGCCCCAGTGATAGCCGATTGCGCACGCGCGCCACGTGCACCCACCGCCGTCGAGCTGATGGCTGACGTGCCCGTGGGCGGCTCACGCGTCATGCCCTGGGGCAAGGCCAAGAGCTTCGTCACCGCGCTGCGCAAGCTGCAAGACGGCCGGCGCTGGTCGCTGCTGCCAGCCCCGTCCACGCCCGACGAACCCGTTTACTGCATCGTGAGGCGAGCATGAGTGAGTCAACCGTGTCCCTGTCAGCCCGCGTCATCAACGCGCTCGGCGTAGCCCACCGTGGCCGCGACAACGGCATCCACGGCCAACACCTGGCCGCCAAGCTTGGGCTTGACGGCGAGGCCGGCATGCGCGCCCTGCGCAAAGCCATCAGCGGCCTGCGCGAAACCGGCATCCCCATCGCCGGCATGCCAGAGACCGGCTATTTCATCGCCGCCACGGCCGACGAGCTGGACGATTTCTGCATCCGCTTCCTGGAGTCGCGGGCCATGCACAGCCTGAAGCTGTCATCGCGCCTGCGCCGCATCCCGCTGCCCGTGCTGTGTGGGCAACTGCTGCTCAACCAAGCCTGAGTCAACACCATGATCAGCCTCTACAAAGCCCGACTCATCAACGCCGATGGGCTACGCCACCTCGTGCTGCTGCACCCTCAGTTCTCAGACCTGCCGTTTGATGAGGTCCAGCAAATGTCGTTTGAGTTGCTGGAGTGCAAGCGCGGCGATCGACTAGAGCCGACGCCTGACACGCTGTACGTCATGCTGCGCGGCCATGCCATCGAGTACTCAGAGCCGCACCTCAAGCGCGCGTACATGGGCGACTACGAGCCGCGAGACGTCATCGGTTGGTGGCCGATAGACGGCTATCTGGAGCACTCGCAAATCACGCACTACGCACAGATCAGAGTGATCTGGCACCTGCTGCCCGAGCTCAGCAAAGTCAAGCACACCATGCAAGAGCGTCACCTGTGGGCCACCCGTGCACAACTGGCACTGTTGACAACGACCACTGCAGGCGAGCGCATCCGGATGGACCCACCCAAGCCCGGCGAGTCGTTCCGCGATATCGCCCACCGCCTCGGCATCAGCCGCGAGCGCGCGTATCAGCTGCTCAAGTGGCCCCGTGGCGTACGCCGAACATGAGCCATGCAAGTCAGCACGCTACCCCAATGCAAGGTGCCCGGCTGCAGCAGCCCGGGCAACCGGCGCACCCTCATGTGCCGGGCCCACTGGCGCCTGGTGCCCGCCGACCTGGCCAGCAGCGTGCTGCGTGCAGATGCATCTGTGGTCCTCACCAAGCACACGTTCAACGGCCCCGCACGCCGCAGACATGCCAAAGCCGTCGAAGCGGCCGTCCAGGCCGTCATCGACATCACCTCCACCACCCCTCTGTCAATCACCTCAGGAAAGGACATTGCATGACCGCAATGACAGACATCGAGCGCCGCGCCCAGGCCCTGGCCGACGCGCGCACCACCCTGGCCACCATCGTCACCACGCTCAACGATGGCATCGAGGCGCTCAAGCGCGAGCACCTCAAGGGCCTCAAGGCTGCCGTCAACAAGGTCGCTGAAAAGCACGACCAGCTCAAGGCCCTCATTGAGGCCAACCCGGCGCTGTTCGCCAAGCCTCGCACCGCCGTGTTTCATGGCATCAAGGTGGGCCTGGCCAAGGGCAAGGGAAAGATCGACTGGGAGGACGACGACGCCATCGTCAAGGCCATCAAGCGCCAACTGCCCGACCAGCAAGACGTGCTGATCATCACCACCGAAAAGCCCAGCAAGGATGCGATGCAGCAGCTCACCACGCAGCAGCTGCGCAAGCTCGGCGCCTCGGTCACTGAAGCGGGCGACCAGGTCGTGATCAAAGCCGCTGACCAGGACGTCGACAAGCTCGTCAAAGCCCTCATCAAGGGCGCCACCGAGGACGCATCATGAGCCACCTGCTTCAAGCCTCCCAGGTCCTCGCCCGCCCTGATGGCATGCAACTCATCGGCATGGCGCTGGAGATTGCGGCCGGCGCCGCCCGCTGCGACATCGAGCTGGACTGCAACCCCTTCTCAGACGAGCACGGCCAGTGGTTTGACACCAGCGCCACGCCGTTTCAAGGCAACTGCGACAACGACATCGAGTTCCGCCAGCTGCTCGACCGCTCCATCCTGTTCCTCGACCAGTACGGCCTTCTGGAGCGCCACCCCGTTGCCCACCACTGCGTGCGATTCCCGGAGGTGCCGTGATGGCCATGAATGCCCCCATCAAAGTGCAGGCAACCACGAAGGTCAAGCTGCAGATCAACATCTCGGGCGCCTGGCGCAACGTGATCGAGTTCGATGGTGCGGACCATCAAAACGCCGTCATGGTGATGCGCCACGCCCCCGCGATCGCAACCTTGGGCAAGGGCACGCTGCGCATCGTCTCAGCCGATGGCTCACAAACTGCGCTGTTCTCGTGGACATCCAAACAAGGCTGGTGTGACTGCGAAACGGGGAGGGCCTTGTGATGAGCACCACCCGCATCTACCTCAGTGGTCCCATGACCGGCCTACCCGAGTGGAACTTCCCCGCCTTCCACGAAGCCGCCGATGCACTGCGGGCCCTTGGCTACGAAGTGGTCAGCCCCGCCGAGCTCAACGCCGACACATCGGTGACCTGGCACCAAGCCCTGCGCGCCGACATCAAGGCGCTGTGCGACTGCGATGCCATCGCCCTCCTGCCAGGCTGGGAGCGCAGCAACGGTGCGCACCTGGAGCTGCATCTGGCCCACCGGCTGGGCATCGACGTGCTGCATGTGCCTGAGCTGCTGCGCGCCAACCGCCCAACGGCCTCGGCTCACTTGCTGCGCCAAATGCAGCGCGACGGCCGGCTGGCCTATCTCATCGGCCCAGGCAGCCAGTCTTACGAGCTGCTCACGACCGAGGTGGCGCTGGCCAACAAGCGCGACATCCGCGAGTTCCGAGACGAGTTTGGCCCGTCACTGCATCCAGTCCGGTGGACAAGCGAGGGCGACATCGAAGACCGAATCATTGATGCGATCCAAGCCGATCGAAAGACCCGCACCACCGCGTAACCCTTGTCTCCCTGGTCCGCTGCAAAGCGGCTTTCCCCTGGCCTCGGCCGGGGGCTTTTTCAAGCGGTTTGAACGACCGCTTGAGAAAGCGAGCCCCTCCATGTTGAAAACCATCATCTTTGTCGACTACGGCCAGGACTACCTCGAATTCGACGTCAATGACGCCGGCGTGGTGGTCGAGGTCCGCCCCTATTCAGACCCCTTCTACAAAGGCGTTCTGATCAAGCAGCACGAGGCCATTGAAGCCGGCTCGCTGGTGCAATTCGAGCGCACCGAGCCCGGCAAGGGCACTGTCCTCAAAACCATCATGTACCCGGTCGAATCGGTCCATGTGTTCCACCAGGCTGAGGAGGTCCAACCATGAAGGCCTCCAATATCGATTTTGTCGCCCGTGCAGTCGAGGCGACTATCGAGCCGTTTGAGCACGGTCTGAGCCGCATCAGCTTCTTCCTGGCTGATGAAGACCTCAAGCGGATCCAGGCCGTCGCAGGCGGTGATGCATTTCTCGACATGCACCACGCTCAAATGGCGCTCGAAACACTGCTCCTCCTCGGGTGTGAACAAAAAGAGGATGAGTTGGCTGGCCAGGAAGAGCTTTTCTGACTGCCATGAACGCTGACATTCATCAGCAAAAAAAGACAGGGCGAGCACCAGCGTGTTACGAGCACGCTGGTGCCCCCTCCACCGCAAACTACCTGCGGATTCAGCCAAGGCCCTGCCACCTGTGCACAGGCGGGCCAGATTTTAGGTCGAATCATGCAAGACGTCCGGTGCGGCAATTGCCGACGAAAACTCGCAACAGGGCTCTATACCCGGTTGCAGATCAAATGCCCCAGGTGCGGGTGTTTGAACGATATGAGGACCACGAGTCCCACACCAGAACGCCCGCGAGCGTCAAACGGAGATCATCTTGATCAACACGACGTTGCGCAAAAAGAGTCCCCTGGCCTGGCTGGGCGGAAAAAGCCTTCTGGCTGACCGAATCATTGACCGGTTCCCGGCCCATGACGCATATTGCGAAGTTTTCGCGGGTGCGGCTTGGGTCTTATTCAAAAAACCTGAGTCCAAGGTTGAAATCATCAACGATATCAACAGGGATCTGGTCACCCTGTATCGATGCGTCAAACATCACCTGCCTGAATTGATTCAGCAATTCAAGTGGATGCTGATCGCGCGCGATGAATTCGACCGCTTCATGCAGACGCCCGCCGACACGCTCACCGATATTCAGCGGTCGGCGCGCTTTTACTACATCAGCAAATCAGCCTTTGGCGCCCGCATCAGCAAGCCGACCTTCGGCATTGCTGCCACGGCGCCATCGCGCCTCAACTTGCTCCGCATCGAAGAAGACCTTAGCGAGGCGCACCTGCGCTTGTCGCGCGTCTACATCGAAAACCGGCCCTTTGCCGATGTGATCGACCGTTTTGACAAGCCCGGCACCCTGTTCTACCTCGACCCGCCGTATTGGGGCTGCGAGGGCGACTATGGGAAAGAGCTTTTCAGCCGGGAGGACTTCACGCGCCTCGCTTCTATTTTGGGCGACATCAAAGGCCGCTTCATTCTCAGTTTGAACGACACCGAAGGTGTGCGAGACGTGTTCTCTGCATTCCAAATCGAGGATGTCAAAACCCGCTACAGCATCAACCCCAAAAAATCGACCGATCAAATGGCCGGTGAGGTGTTGATTTCCAACTTCAAAACGAAGCCTCGAAGCCAATGAAGAAGCCCAGCCCAGTCCATGCATCCAGCAGGCCAAAAGAGCTGGCGATGATTCATATCGCCATCAAAGACCTGAATATGGCCGACGACGAATACCGCGCACTGCTCAAAACCGTGTGTGGCGTAGATTCATCGGCCAAACTGGACATGGCTGGGCGGCTGCGGTTTCTGGACCATTTGAAGCGGTGCGGCTGGAAGCCCAAAACCACAGACGGCAAACCGCACCGCAAGCTGGCGCCCGCGCCAGCCAAGATTTACAGCCTGTGGCAGCAGCTGCACGCGGCAGGCAAGGTTGAGAACCGGGCGTTCAAAGCCCTGGAGGCCTGGGTTAAGGCTCAGACCGGTGTAGACAAGCTCGAATGGCTCAACGCCGCGCAAGCTGGCCAGTGCATCGAGCAGCTCAAGCTGTGGCTCGCCCGAAAAACGCCGTTGCCTGACGCAAAAGTCATTTGCGCCGATGTCGTCGCGAAAGGTGGTGCCTGATGTCGCGCAAGGGCAAACGCTCGCCGACCGAGCTGGTCACACGCTTGGTTGACATCGGCTCGGCAAAGTTGACAAAGGAGCTGGGCGCCTCGGGAGAGGCTGCCCGCCAGCTCATGCGCGACATTGCCCACGAGCTGTGCCGCGAGTACGGCGGCACGCCCATGTACATCCCCAAGGATGCCGACTACATGCGTGACGTCCGCGACGAGGCCATCTGGGCCGAGTTCGACGGCACCAACGTGCTCGACCTGGCCGGTAAGTACGACCTCACCGCTGTGCAGATCTACTGCATCGTCAAAATGATGCGCGCCAAGCACTCCAGCCGCTCCCAGCCGCGTTTGCCCGGCTTCGAGGACCCTGAGGCCGCCTGATTGGCTGCCGGGCCGTCCTGGCCCGTTTAATCGGCCCGCCGAGTCAAACAGCACCGGCCGCCCGCCACACTTCCACCGTCTTCCGGGCTCTTCCGGGGTCGTTTATCTCATCGGTGGCCTGGGTTTATCTCACTCCTCTTCAGCCAGGCGCGGTCTCACTCGATGTTCTGCACCTGCTCACGCATCTGCTCGATCAGCACCTTCATCTCGACCGAGATCTGCGTCAGCTCCAGCGCTGCGG